GTAAAGGAAACTTCTCCATTTTCTCCAAGTTGATGTCATATATATCTCCAACTGATACAGTAGATATTTGATCGTGGTATTGACCTAATCTAATAAGTGTATTTGTTACGTTGTTATATGTCTTATTGCTTACTGTCATATTTTACTTTGTTTTGTAAGTTTAAATCTATTTCATAACTCAGCCAAGTTAAGCATTCTAACAAGCTGAGATTTGTTATTCTTTCTAAGTTGACTATTTCTCCATTTGTCAATCTGTACATCACTCCAAACCATCCCCACTTTTCTGCGAAGGACTCTGTGGCAATAGCTGATTCATTTCCTTCATCTGATGCATCAAAACAGATGGCAAAGTCCTTAGCAATCCTTTCCCTAAATGATAAAAAAAAACCAGCGCACTTTGCACTTGCTCTGCTGACATCTTTTTCATCTGTTCGGCTCGTATTCTTATATTACCATCATAAGCTGCAATAGTATAAACTCCATTCTCCCCTTTCTCAGTAACAGGTCTATAAAGAATTGCCATAGCTTCTGGTAAATTTTTCTCTACATCATTTTTTAATATAGTCTCCAAATCTGCATACTCTCCTAAAGTTATTTCTGAAAGGTCTGGATGCATTCCGTATTCTTTTCCATCTACTTCTATTATCTTTTTTAAAGAACTATCTTGCTCCTGTTGTAACTCTGAGATCTTTCCCATCATTACTGCTACATCTCTTAAAGACAATTCATCAATCAACTTCTTAGGAATATCTGACAAAGCAGCTATTGTTTCTCTTGCTTCTTTTGTCTTACTCTTTGATGAAAACTCAATCAGTTTAAGCCACTTTTCAAGAGTGACATCACTCCATTTACTAATTAATTTGAACTGTCTTACTTTGCCCTGCTTCTTAATCTTTACCTTCATCTAATATATAATAGAAAAATTCATAATTTAGTTTACTGTACAAAATACCTTCCTGCATTTGGATTATCTAAGTGATAAATAACATTATATCTCGCAGAATCAATAGCGTGATTATATGCATCTACGTACAACTTAGAGCCTTTATCTGCGTACACATAGTTGTTTAATTCTTTAGCTATGTTTGTTGATTCTGGGCTAACTACTAATTCATAATCTTGCATTCTAGTTATACCGCTTTCAATAGTTCCTTTTTTAACTGGCTTTATGTTTACACCTAAATGCTTTAAGTCTGCTATAAGTCTTGGCTCTGCCGAATCAGCAATAATTAGCTTATTACCTACTTTGCTTAATATAATCTCAGCAAGTTGATTAGACTTTAAACCATTTTGATAGATATGCTCTTTTAAATATAGCTTACGTTTTGATTTGTCAATAGCAACTTCTGTTAAGCTATCTGGATCAATACTAAAACCAAAGTCCATTCCACAAGATGTTTGTAAGCCATCAGGATTAAATTCTCCAAATGCCCAGTTCTCAAACACAACCCCTTCAGCTTTGTCTAACCAGCCACCCATTATTTTATGCTGATATTTTTTAAAGTTTCTATGCTTAATAGTCTTAATACGCTCTAAGAAGCTCTGTGAGAGGTTTTCTTTGTTGTCTAGGTATGTACTGTGGATATAGCATACATTGTCTCTAACGCCATTAAAACCAGCTTCAACGCCTTTGTCTTGAAAAAACCTATTATAGATCCAATGCTCTTTAGTAACTGGGTTTAATATAAGTATGATTCTGTTCTGCACATCTTTCTCTCTAATGCTTAAATCAATAGTATCAAAAATATCCTCATCTATTAACTCCTCTGCCTCATCTAATACCCAAGTGCTTATGCCTTGTAATGATTTTAGACTTGCTGTCTGATTACCAGCAGATGTCTTTATACCTCTAAATAGTATGTCTGATTTGTTGCCTAAGTTTACAACCTCAGCTTTGTTTACGCTAAAAATGTTTTCAAAACCTAATAGACTTATCTTTTCTAAGAACTCAGGAATAATAGATAGGTGTGCTGATACCATTGTATATCTTGTAAACAATATCCTTATGTTTGCTGACATTGTAAGCAGCGTAAGAAACACAGTTACAGCAAATGACTTTCCAGAACCTCTACCTCCTGTTATTATAAAATAACGAGCATTAGATTCAAATAAAGGATTATATTTTTCGTTAAGATTCAGTTTTTACAAAGTTTATCAAAGGCATATTGATACTATCATCATTAGTTGTAACATCAACCCTTTGCTGTGGTTTACCATAAAAGTATTCAAAGAATAATTTGACCGCCCATTGTTCTTTCTTTTCTAATCCTTTTTTTAGTGACTCTAATGCTATCTCATTCATAGGTGTTAGATTCTCTATTAGCTTTTGCTCCTCAGCTTTTGCCTTTCTACCTGACCCTGCTCTTTTACCTCCGTGTGTATTCATTTTGAAAAAATTTGATTAATCAAGTTGTATTATATAATAGAAATCACTTGAATTCATTTGGCAACATCAATCTTATTCCTAATTCTGTTAAAGCCCATATACGTATTTGATCTGCATATATCTCAAACTCTTTTGTGTTCATTCTTGCTGTGCTATTAACTGTTTGAAGCCCTATCTGTTTATCATTTATGTCTATGCTTTGCCATTCACTTGCGAACTTAACCTTTAAAGTATCGTGCATTTCATCTGGAAAGTATCCTAGCTCTGCTGCTAATGGCTGTACTATACAAGCCCAGTAGTAATTGTTTTGCATATTGCTTCTATTGTTTCTTTGTTTTTTTACCTTAACTATATAGTCACTACCTAATTCTTTTAGATAATTAAATAGCGTTTGCTTATCTTGTGTTGTGTTTATTACAAAATTCATAACTTGTAAAAAAGCTTGTTGTTTTGTATGTATATCCCTTTTGGCTTCAATATCTGTCTGCCAAATAAGTCATATATGTTATTGTTTATTCTTGGGCTTTGTATTTCGTTTATTCCAACCGTATTTGCTGTATTATATATTATCCAAGAATAACTGTTATTATCATATATTAAAGAATCACAATTACTGCATACAGTTGTGTTGGCAGAATAAACATAAACATCATAGCAGACTTTTACTGTGTCTGTTGGCATTATATTTATAAAAGTTGATATTTGCCCACTACCTGCGTAACAAGTTAATGAATTACAAGCTGATATTATCCACGTTGTAGAGTCAACTATGTTTGATAATCCTGATTGATCTCCGACTACTGTTAGGGTTTGTTGGGGCAAGGTGGTATAAGAAATTGAGTCGCACAAATTAATCTGTGCTTGTAATTGTAATCCAAATGAAAACAATAATATTAAAGACAAATACTTTCTAGCTAAACTCTTGTCAAATCTCTTTTTTAATTGTTTACTTATCCCAGCACTTAACATCTGTTGGTTTATTCTGTACTTAGCAGCTATAACTTTTAAACTGATGTCAGGGTTTTCAAAGTAATATTTGACAGCTTTACTCGTTAAAGATTTTAAGTATGTTTTTGATCTTGGTTTTCTCATTAGTCAAAAGGTTCATTAATTCCACGTTCACCACATAGCTTTTCTTTAGCACTATCCCATAGCTTATCACCTCTTTTCTTTTTGCTTAAAGATGCTTCTGTTCTAATTAGACTAGGCATACCCTCCTCTGGCTCTGCATCCATCCATTTGCCGCAATCACATAGAGCTTGTATAGTTACCCACCTTCCCTCTCTCATAGCGATAGTTGCTTTGCCTATCTCTTTAGTTAGACCACATTCACATTTATATAGTGTCATATTATTGTATTACTGTTAAATCTCTGCCCTCTTTTTTGGCTATTCTAATAATAGTTTTAAAAAGTTTTTTCCTTTCTAAACTACTTTCACACCAAATAAATTGAGTTTCATACATTCCTTCTAGCTCTAATTTTAAACCAAATCTAGTTCCTTTGTTTTTGCTTTCTTTATAGCCATACCTTTTGACCACCTGTTTCCAGCTTACAAGCTCTATTGTGTCTTTACTTATCATTCTGCTAATGCTCCTGTTAATATTTTTCTTTCCGAACACAATCTGTCAAGCTCAAATTGTAAATGATTAATGGCTTTCTGTATATCTTGATCTGCTGGGTTTCCATCTTTTTTACCTGCTCTTAATAAATAAGATACTGCTGTGCCTGTGTTGTAACTTAATTCAAAATCCTCTACTACACGCCTAGCTTCATAGCCATAGGTAGTTCCAATATAATAATTAGGTTCGGGTGTTCTTTTGTAATCTGTTTTCATTCGCTATATTTTTTATATAATTTTTTAATTTCATCAAAGCACGTTGAAATGCAAGAGCCACAATTAGTAGTAGGGCTATAATTAGTTCCGTGTATTACATTATAAGTTTCTATCATTCTTTTTTTTGCTGCCTGATCTTTTGCTCTACCTGTTTTTAAATCTTTCCACATATCTAATATTTCATCTATAATCTCTTGTGGTAAATCATCTGGTGTTTCTATTTCTGTGGTCTTTTGCCATTTACCCTGACTACAACTCATAGGTGCTAAACGTGCCTTGAGCTTCATAAAGCAGCCGCAATCTTTACAAGTTCCTGTCGGTTTAAAATAATATACGCAAGACTTACATATTTCTATGCGATCCTTGTAAATTCCATTTGGTACTAGAAACTTCATATTTTCTTATTAATGTTTTCTTTTTTTCAAACAGATTGAAAGGGTATGAAAACCCAAATTGCATAACAAAACTATCTTTCTTTTTCGGATCATACATTTTCATCTAATTCATTTTTAATTATTGTTCTTACTTTGTCTATTGTCGTAAAC